TTTACTACAGTGCCTTCATCTAAATCATTAATCTTTAATCTTTCATCAACTGTTTCATTACCAAGTATGTTACCCGTGATCCGTGCTCCACTACCGATAGCGCCTCCACCAATAGCTCCTTGAACAAAAGAATTAAGCAAGCGACTTTCATATTCTTCTTGATTCATTTGTTGACCCGTTACTTTTTCAGCATCTTTAATAAATAAACGTTCTTGCAATGCTTCTGTAGGCGCTTCTACAACAGCTGCTGTTGCGCCACTACGAACTATACCAGGCACAGAGGCGATTACTTTTTTTGCTATGTCTTTACTAACACCGAATACTTGTTCTATTTCCTTTGGCCCAGCAACTTTACCTCCCCCAAGACTAAATGCTTTCATAATAGGAATAATAGTTAAAGCATCTAATGATCCTGCTTTTAATCCTGTAAACAAAGCCTGCATAGGATTAGGCGTAGAAGCTGTTCCTGCCATTTCTTTTTGTTCAGATGCTGCTTCTCCTGTACTTAAAAAAGAAGAAGGAAGATAAGCACCTAATGCGCTTACTGCTAGTCTACCACCTTTAATCGCTGTCAAAGCTACTCTTACTTGAGGTATCATGTTTACTGCAAGGTTTAGTCCAGCAGCTCCTGTTAAAGCAGGGACAAAAGAAGGAAGTGCTTCACCAATAGAGTTAGAAACAAACGAAGAAAGATTTCCTAGATTAACATCTTCTACTCGTGGTACAATAGGTGCACCTACGTTAGCTGCTTCCAATCTATTTTTTGCTGAGACTCCTGCGCCATATGTTTCTAATCCTTCTTGACCTAATAACTCACCAGCTACTTGAAGAGCATCCCCTGTCAAGGCTTGCATATTATTAAATCCTCTTTTTAATCCTTTAAAAAATTCTGATCCACCACTCTCTGGAACAATAACGGCTTCACCTAAAGCAAAAGATTGATTATCTTCAACGCCGTCAACACCAACCAGAATATTAGACAAGTCAATGCCTGTTGCTTGTTCTGATTCTTCTGTATTTAAAATATTTGAAAGGTCAATTCCTTGAACCATTTTACGTTACTCGGCTGTAGTCCCAATTTTTAAATGGGGAGTCCGGATTGTTTTTCATAGCTTTAATAATGTCTTCACGAGTTAAACTTAAATTAGGATTATTATCTATTGCGGCTTGAATCATTGGCTCGGTAACAATTTTAGCGTTTGTAGCTTCTGCTAGTTTTCTTTTGTATTGATCTGATGTTTCTAGTGAACCTTTTTCTATTCTTTCAGCTTCTATTTCTTCATCGCTTTTTCCTGTTACATAATTAAATATTTTATTAAGGGCATTTAATTCAGCTTTATTAGCTTTAAAGTCACCACTAACATTGTTGTATGCTTCAATGAGTAACTCATCATCTATAGATGGATCTTCACTTCCTTCTGTTTTTCTATTGTTGCCTATCTTTTGTACTTCTTGTTTAAATTTTGTCATGAAAAGATATGCTGCTTTGCCTTCTTTATCTGTTGGTATTCCATCTGGAAAATCAATTGGTATATCTATACCTAAATTACTTTTAACCCATGAACCAACACTCGCATTTAACATTTTGTCATCATAGGTATATGTTTTAAAATCAGTTTTCTTTCCTCGAAGTTTTGCTAATTCTTTTTCTATATCCATTTTTCCTGCAAGAATTGTTTTAAACATCTCCCCTCTAAACTTAGCTTGTGCTGCTTTAGTTTTATAACGTTGATTAATTTCATTAGTTAAAGCTTCTTGAGCAACTTTCCCTGCAGCTTCACTAAAGCTTCCTGGTGTTAAGAATAATTTTAAACCATACATCATTGTCTTTAATGCTAAATCATCTTTTGTATCATCAAGACCTTTGAAATTATAACCAGTTTGTTTTGCTGTTTCATCTATCATACCTTGAACATTTAAACTTCCATCAGAATTTGTTGTAGTAAATGCCCCACTGCCTGAGCCTGCTGACTCATTAGCAGCGACTGTGCCTGCACCTTCACTACCAGAAGTTACGGTGTCTTTATCTGCAGTGATGGTTTCATCTATCTCTTTTACTTCTTCGTCTTTAATAGGAGTTTCAACATCTGCTCTACTAGCAAGATCTACTTTTTTATCTCCCTCTTCAGAAACACCGGCTGTAATATTATCTAACTCCGAAGGCTTTTCTTTTTTAGTAAAGAAGTCTTTTGTTTTCTTTACGGTTTCATCAAATAAATCTACTACTTTGTTTTTAATATCTAAGTCGTCTATTTTTTCAAGAGTAGTATTTTTTATTTCATTAATTTTTTCAACAAACTCTCCTTCTGTTATACTATTATTTTTTACTTTTTCTTTTAAGACTTCTATTTTTTCAGTAACCTTATCTTTAATTTCTGGAAACTTTTCAATAACCGTTTCTTTTATTTCATCTACTGTTTCAATAACTTTATTTTTTGTTTCATCTACTTTAGTTTTAAAAGAAACATCCTCTACAATAGATGGAGGACGATCAGCTAAATCTATTTCTTTGTCCTGTTCTTCTGATAGACCAGATTGTTTTCTTGGATCAACAGTAGAAGCAACTGTTCCTGTTTGTTGATCTGCAGAAAGTGTACCATCTCCCATATCTTTAGCGCCAAATACAGATTGAACTATATCTACACCGCCTTCTACAATCTCAGGAAGAATAGTATCTTTATACCACTCGTTCATATTCTCTGCTCCCTTTTTTAGGGTTTCCATATCTATACCAAATACTGGAGGACCTAATCCATCTGTATTAAATCCAGAACTTTTGTCTTTTAAATACTCTAGTTGTTCATTAAGACTTTTCTTTTGAGTTTCACTAAATCCTTGAGAATATGCTCGTTTCCAACCTTCTAACATTTCGCCTGCAGCTTCTGCTACTTCTCCACCTGCATTCAACATATCATTGTAAATCATCATAGCTGTTTCTGCAGATGAGCCAGCAGCATCAATAATATTTTGCATTCCTTCTTGAGAAACATCAGTTAAATCTACTTCTTGTCTTTTAAACTGAGATGTTTGATCATCAATTTTCATTTTATCAGTAGCTGATAAAGCATCATATTCAGGAGTACCACGTTCCACAATGTTAGTTCCTTGCATTATATTTCTTTTAATTAATTCTATATTATCATCACCTGTTATTGGCTGTGTAGTATCACCAGCTAAATTTTTAATACCCGTGTTTTTTAAATTTTCAAATAATTCTTTTTGATTTGCTATATCTAATTGTCTTTGTGCATACTCATCTTCAATTTTATTTTTTTGATTTACTTCTGTTTGTAAATCTGCAGGTAAATTATCTGAATTAAATACTGTTAAATCTTCATCAATCTTAACTCCTTCTTCTGGAATATTTTCTACATCAATATTTTCATTAACAGCAGCGACTTTATTTTTATCTTCAAATATCCCTGAAGCATCAATTTGATTTTGTGTTGGTAGGATCCCTGTTCCTTCATTAATACGTCCTCCAAATATTTGTCCACCAACTCCATCAGGAACAATATTAGCTCCAAGAGCTTTATATTTTTCTGCCATAATAGGATCTAAAATAAATTGACTATTATCTTTATTTGCAGGTGTCCCTAAAATAGTTGCTAATTCTGCTGCTTGAGCTAACGCTTCTTGATCTATAGGTTGCCCACTAGCATCAAGCTCTCCTTGATAAAATTGTAAAATATCCTCTAGTGTAGGTACATAAACACCTTCCGCTGCACGGATAGGTCTTTCAAACATTCTTCTGTTAAGAAAATTTTGCATCACCCAAATAGACCTTTATTATAAGCTCCTAATCCTGCTAATCCAAGCCCTGCTATTTGTGAGAACGGACTTACACTCGCACCTCCTCCACCATACCTGTCTGTATAAGTAGTGTAGCTAGATGGTTGTCCTTGTAATATATCACTTGCATAACCTAATCTTGTAAATGGTTCTAGTTGTCTAGCTTCCTCTGTCATTCTTCCTGCATCTAATCCACGCTGTGCTAGTTGTTGGTTAAGTGCGCCTATGCCAAGAAGAGAATTAATATCAGTAAGCCCTGCTCTTTGGAAATCTAATCCCATGCCTGTTTGTGCTCCACCTAATTGTCCTATTTGTGTACCTAAAGATCCAAGACCTTGACCACCATACAACATTCTTTTCTTTGCATTTTCTGCAGCTTGTAAAGCTTGTGTGTATCCTTGCGCTTGCGCTTGTCCTATTTTTGCTGCTACATCTCCAGCTAATTGTCCTTCAGCAACACCGAACCGTGAGCCACCAAAAGCTCCTGCTTTTGTCGCTGCCCCAGCTAATTTATTTCTTGCTATTTCTCCTTGTTTTTGAATAGCATCCGTTACATAACTTTGATAAGGATTAAAATACTGACTTATGTCTGCTTCTGATAAAGCTTGACTTCCTTGTTCTATCAAAGGTGCACCTGATAAAGCAGTAGTTACTCCTTTACCTAATGTTGAAGCACCTAAATTCATAAATGGTGCAAATCCACCAATACCTGCTCTTGCTAAATTAAAAGCTGCTTCTTGATCAGGACTAAATCCTGCTATTTCATATGCAGGAATATCTCTTCCTACACCTGCTCTACCATATCGTCTTAATTTAAAAGCTTCATCACTTTCACCTGTTTCTTGAACAGCATTAGGATCACCAAATACTGAAGCAAGTAATTGCTCTGAACGCTCTTCTATATAAGGGGCTTGTCTTACTGTTTGTTCTGTACTATCTACCATTATTTACCTCTCGATGCCGGTGATAGTTTACCACCTTTTTCTAAATGATCCATCATATCATACATAGGTTTAGAACCTCCTGCATTTTTAACAGCCTTTGCTGTAACAACAAATTCACCATTACTTAAATAAGCCGGTATGTCATCACTGGTTCCTGTTCCAGGACCCGAGACTCCTCCTTTTGCTCTTTTAGCCGTAGCATATGGAAAGCCTCCTTTACGTAAATGTGCAATGCCGCCTGCTGCATAACCCATCATACCCGGTGCCATTTTTTCATATTGTAAATTTTTCATAATACGACTATCAATATTATCGCTCGCTGTCAAAGATTCTGCGTCTGCTTTGACTCCGTTATATCCACCCATGTAACCACCACCTGCTAATTGAAATGGTACAATGTTAGATCCTGGACTATATTTTTTTGCTGCTGCTAGTTCAAGTAATTGTCCAAAATCTCCTGGATAAACATTAGTATCTATGTATTCTTCTTCTTCTATTTTTTCTGGGAAAAGTAAATCTTTTAAAAATGCTGTACCTGTTAACCCAGCACCTATTCTATACGGACTAAATTTAGCTCCTTCTTCTCCACCTTTTCTAAAAATGTTTAACATTTTAGAAAAATTGTCTCCGCCTCCTTGAACCGTTTTACTTACATTGTTAGCAAGTTCTGCGGTGTTGGCTCCAGAATAAATCTCTGCTTGCGTAGCAGGGTTTGTAAATGTTGGAGCTGATTGAGAAAATAAACTTCCTAATCCTTCTTTTGATATGCCTTTAAATAATTGACTACCTAATGATTTGCCACCTAGCTGCTGTCCTGCCTGAGCGGCTTGTGTACCTCCTGCAAATTTACCACCAAGACCTGCTAGTATACCAGACAACAAAGCTTGTTTTGTATCTTGACCCGCTATCTTACCACCAGCAAAACCGGCTCCTGCCATTGCTAATGGTCCTACTCCAGGAATAAACGATGCTGCTATAGGTAAAAGAACAGGCGCTGCTTTTTTTATTTTTTTAAATAACTTTTTAAGAAAGAATTCTGGTTGACCAGTAACTGGATTGATAGAATTAAAATTACTGCCAACAATATATTGTGTTGGATCTATACCTAAATCTGTCATGGATTTAAATACTTGATCTCTAAGTTGAGGATTTTTTTCAAAGACCTCCATTGGAATAATAGTCTCCCCTGTTGCTACATGAGCTAGGGTATCATCTTCATATCGTCCAAAATCTTTAAGAGCATGGACTGCATTTTGAAAGTCAGCAAGTCCGCCATTAATTAGTTTAAGTTTTTCCATCTATCTCCTTATAACGCATTATATCAATGTAGCAAGGAGGCGAAGCTTGAAAAGTTAGCCAATTTAATTCTATAATTATAGGTGTTTTTGTAGTATTGTGCAATGAGAAATGAGCTTTGATATAAAGAAAGTGCCCATGGTCCGTGTTACGTGGCTCGATGCCCGTGATACAGAGACAGGATGGCTAGATATAAAGGATGTAATGAGTGCACCCTTAGCTACGTGTCAAGAAGTTGGGTGGATGGTACACAATAATGAAGATAAAATTATTGTGATGAGGTCTTATAGTAAAGATAAAGACGAGATATCTGGTGGTGGTGCTATCGCTATACCTAAAGGATGGATAACAAAAATAGAATATTTAGAGGTGAGTTATGGAGAAAGAAGCAACAATCAATAGTTTATTTGGCGAAACTATTTACTGTACTAATGTAGATAATGATAATCAAACAATAGCTAAACAGATAGAGTCTTTTGTAAAAGAAAAACCTGGAAGAACAGCAGCAACAACTGATGTTAAAGGCAACACTATGTTTACGGATTTAGAAGAAGCCAAGGATAATTTACATAAAGATAAAAAATATTCTAGTTTATTTATTAAATTAAAAAAATGTATCTTAGAATTTATGACAGCCAAAGGATATAATCCTGATAAATTTGATGTTCATATAACAAAAGCATGGGCTACTTATACTGTTAAAGATCAACACATTGCTAGTCACAAACACACCGCTAGTCACTTTAGTTTTGTTTATTATGTACGTAACAATGACATGGGTAACATACGGTTTGAAAAAGAATTAGCTGCACAAACAGGTTTATTTATTCCACCAACCGATCAATATATTGTTGATTGGAATCAATTTAATTTTTCTAGTTACATTATTCCTGTAAGAACAAATAACTTAATAGTATTTCCTAGTGGATTATTACATTACACAGAAGTAAATACACAAGAAGAAGCTAGAATAAGTATTAGTGGTGACATACTACTAACAATGAAACCAGGTATAAAAACAGAACACTGTATACCGCATCCAAGTGGTTGGGACACTATTTCAAATTAGTTGTCAAGAAAACAATTATAAAAAAATTACTTGATAATAAGGACAGACGTGTTTAAATTAGATCTCACCCCAAAATTATAAATCAGGAGATATTATGGAAAACCAAGACTTATTAAAAGCCATAGCTGTCCTCGCTAATAAGGTGAACAGCTTAGAAGAAAACTTTCACAAACACAATTCTAACTGTCAGTGTCAATCATCTCCACCTTCAATGGGAAGACCTTTAACTCAAGAAGAAAAACTTTTCGTGCAACAAAATATGGCACGTCAAGCCATGGCTGCTAGTCAAGATTCTTAGTCGTCTTCAGTTTTTCCAAATACATCAGGTAACTTTGTTACCTTTACTTGTATGTTAGTTTCAATATCATCGGCTGTTGTATCTGTTTCAGGATTATCTACATCAGCTTTAGCTGCTTCTTCCGAATCATAATCAGCACCTGTTTTTTTATTCTTTACTTCTCGGTGAACTTCAGGTTGTAAAATAGCCACTTCCTGACCTTCAACAATTTCTTTACCAATCTCTTTTGATTCTTGTACTTTTTTAAACGTCATACTGTTATCTCCATTAAACTTATTAATATTTTTACTGCACCTGTTAATTTAATTGCATCAGCTTGTTCTAATACAATAGGTTGCGTTAATATTTCATTTTCTGCACCATCAGCTAAACTTTCTTTAAACAATTCTATTTCTAAACTACTGTTACTACTATCTAACACTGTTACTGTTGTAGTAATAGCACCACCTGATTGATTAGATAAACGAATGCTTTTAACCAAAGCAGTCGTTGGAGGAACAGGAGGTTGAGAATTTTGATCTGCTGTTGGAACTGTGTAAATAGTTCCTGTTGCACTACCTGATCTACTTATAAATAAATCAGCCAAGGAACCACGTCCTTGCTGTCGATTCATCTTTTAAATCTTGTTGATAACCAAAATTTAATTGCTGTACTATCTGCTCTAACAACCTTGTTAAAATATCAATTATACTAGGTTGATATTGAGGGGTTGCTTGAGGAAACCTTGTTGTTGTAATTTTAGCCATTATCTGCCTCCATCTGGTTGTACATCTAATCGTAGTGTACCATATCTCCATTTATCACCAACAGCGTCACTGTCAATACGAACATTTGCTTGTCTTCCTCTGCCTCGTAAATCAAATTTTTCTGTTGTGGCAACGACTGTTCTTACAACAGTTGTGTTTGTTGTTGCACTTGGATATGTTTTAAATTTTAGTGTTACATCTACAGAGCCTGTTAAATCTTTAAAGTTTGGAATACCTCTTCCTATATGTAAGAAGGGTTGACCATCAGCAATATCAAAATCACCTGACTCAATAAACGCTGTAATTGGTAGTGTTACGTTATCATCACCTGTTTCTTGCTGATACAAAGTAGTTGCTCCCGCTGTTAAACCATTAATAACATTGTTAGTTGCAATCCCTGTTGTCGAATATTCTGTAGCATATGGTTTTTGATAGACACCATAATCTTGCCATGTTGTTCTCGCTAAAGATCCTGTTGACCAACAATTTTCTAGATAATTGTAAGTAACAAATCTGTCAATTTGCGTTGCATCATTTGAAGTATAAAACCATGTTACTTCATTAAATTCTGAGTTAACAGCAGCAAAAGTTTCTGGTTGATTTGTAATACTAAAATCTTCAAAAACATAATCTTGTACACTACAAGGCATCTTTGCAATAGCACCATCAAATTTATAAAAAGAATTTTGTGACATCCAAAAGGCTGTACCGTTTACATCTACTGCTGAGTGTAAAGATACAGCTCCACAGTTAGCTCCTATTTGTGTTAAGTTAAATGTAAAAGGTGCGCCAACAAATTGTAAGGCATTTAAACTTGTGTCTGTCCAAACTAATACAGCGTTACGTGATCGTACAGCCGTTATAATTTTTGATCCGTCTTGTATTCTAAAAGATCCTGCTGTGTTTGTTGCTGTTGGAACCCATGTGTTGTAATCTTCTTGTGAAGCAAATCGTAAAAATAAATCATCTTTTGTTGTACTTGAACCAATGGTTGTTTCTGTACCAAATAAAAATACGTGTCTATCAGGCATAGATACTAAGTTAAAACGTGAAACAGTAGGCGCAGAAGAAATAACGGCAGCAGGCGTTCCTGTGCCAACAGATGTATCCCATCTAAACGTATTTCCATTATTAACTGTTGCTAATAAATCTTCACCAAAGTTATCAAAGGACCAGTTACGTCCTTCTATTGTAACGTTAGAAACAGAACGAGGTTCGCCCCATTTTTCTTTACCCCACTCATACGTACCCCAACCATAACCATATTGTGATACGGCTGTACCAACAGATATTTGATAGGTTGCTGTCGCTGTAGCAGTTGATGTTCCTGTACTTGTAGCCGCAGTTGCCGTAGTAATGGTGTAAGTATTAGCAGTAGGAACTGTTAGTATTTCATATTCAGCATCCATTGTTGCTGCAGGTATTCCGTTAACGGCACCTGACGTACTTGATATAGTTACAAAATCTCCGACCTCTGCGTTATGACTTGGATCTGTAACTGTCACTGTTGTAGTAGAAAAAGTTTCAAAACCTGTAATTGAACCTGTGTCTCTTATTGGTGTAATGTCATAAGCAATACCTTCTGTATAAATATA